TACTTGCCTTTGTAAGTCAAGTAAAAGTCCTTTAATATAGTTATGAGTTGTTGCATCAGTAATTGCTACTGTTACCATACCATTTGCATTGTAAGTAGTTGCGAACTCTGCTCTGATTCCAGGAAGAGTTGGGTAACCACCAGACAAGTTAGTAGTATTAGTAGTAATTTGCTTAATCATACCATTTGGTTCAAATATGTTAGTTGAAGTATCTCCATTAATTAATGCATCTTCTTCAGCTTCATATATACTATCAGTTTTAACACCTAAGTCAAGTTGAGTTGGGTCAATAAATCCTCTCATACCTGCAATTGCTGGTCCTGAGATTAAACCTTTAGCATATAAGTATTTAATTGGTAAACTTACTCTGTCGTATGAATCTTCAACAACTGCAAGGGATTGATTTTCTCCTGCCCAGAAAGCTCCACCTTTTGAAGTTAGAGGAATGTAATCGTAAGTTAAACCTTTTACAGCTCTTCTTGCTACCATATTTCTCAAAGGAGTTTCTCTAATTGTTCTATTCACTACATTTGGATCTGGGTAAACTGGCACTAGTGCTGTTCCCGCAGTTCCTGCTCCACCTGTTTGACTATCAATAGAAGCTTTCGCTATATCTAGTCTTTTATCAACTTTAGTAATCGGATTAAAATATTCTTTTGACATTCCACCAAAGTTGTCTTTGCTGATTTCTCCAGCGTTGAATCGTGAGTTACACTTATCAATACTAAAGCCATCTTCAAATGATTTATACATTGCTTTCATTTTTAATTACCTATTCTCACGAAAGGAAGTTTACCTTCAGAATATGCTTTTGCTGCAACTTCTTCGTTGTTTACTTCTTCGCCATTGTTACCTTCATCAGCAAATTTTTGCTTTTCGATGGATAACTTTTTCTCTGTTTCCAAAGCTTTTTCTGCATCAGCCAATTTCTTGTCTGTTGCTTTTTTAGCTTCTTCATCTTCTTTTTCTTTTTTCTTTTTCTCGTCTTCCTTATCACTAGCAGCTTTTTCAGAGTCTGCAAGTTTTTTAGAAAGTTCAGAAATTTCAACGTCTTTTAATTCAAGTTTCTTTTCAAAGTCTAACTGTTTTTCAACAACAGATTTCTCAATAGCTGAATCGACATCTTTTTGTGTAAATTCTTTTTCCACTTTGTTTTCCTCGTTTGTTTTATAACTTTTAGCAACAGCCATAGCTCGTCCATGCTTATTGCTTGGAATAGCTACAAAACTTGCTTCTAGTAATTCTAATTGTGTAAATGTTCTTACTGACTTTCCACTTACTTTCTGGTCTTCATATTCTTTAACGATAGCACCGATAGAAATTCCTATCTCAGCACCTTCATCAAGCATACCTTTAATTGCTGCTGCATTAGGATTAGATAAGAAAAATTTTGGTTCTGCAACTAATGCTGTATGTCCATCTATCTCTACAATTCTTTTATTTTCCCAGCAGCATACTTGATTTAGAACTTTATTTTCATGGTCAATAAGACCAGCAGTATAACCAGATAAAATATCAGAATTTTGAAAAGCAGATTTTCCAACTCTTTCTCCGTCTCTGTCCATAGAAGTATCTGAAAGAACTGCTAAGTAATTTCCTTTTGTTTCTTTTATGATTGGAGCGAACAATTCAGTTTTGAAAGGTTCGTGTGTTGCTTTTTCTATGTTCATGTTTTTATAATTAATAAATATATATTTAAATACTACTTGGAAATTGTCTCAAAATGCATGGTAGACCTGCAATTTGGATGGGCTCCAGGAGTCATAAATGCTTTATGAGTTTCTGGGTCTATGAATGGGTCGTCAAGTAATTGTCTTTGTCCTTTAAGTCTTTGACAAATTGGAGAAGACCTGCCTTCTTCATAAGGTGCTGTGTCCCAAACTTTAACACCTGCAAGCTTAGTCTCTTTGTAACCAATTAGTTTTCCCTCATTAATAATACGATTAGTTTCAGTTCTTGCAATCATGTTTGCTCTCCAGTCTGAGAATCCATTAAACTCTTCATTTATTTTTGCTTTTATATCTTTTAATGATGTATTTTCACTAATTCCTTTTTGAACAGCTTGGATAACTTTTATTTGAACTTCCTTTGTAACTCCTTTAATTCCTGGCCATTTCTTTCCATTAATAGTATAACCATCAATTTGTTGAGAAGCCAAAACATTCATTTTGTTTTCATAAGAATCTGTAAAACCTATGTCAATATTGGTTTCAGTTTCGGCAGATGTCATTCCTTTAACAAGGTCTATCTTAATGTATCTTCTAACTTGTTTTCCAAAAGCTAAAGTGTTTACTCCATTAAATAAATCTTGCAAGAAAGTTCCGATGTTCTTCTTAACATAAGCTTTGTCCACTTGATCAACAGCTCTTAATATTTTTGTTTGCAAAGTATCAAAGAACTTTAATAAAAAATCAGAGTAATCTTTTGCTTCAATAACAATATCATGCCCAGCATCAATTTCAAAACCTTTTTTATATTCTTCTTGTTCAAGCTCTAAAATGGGTTCTTCTTCGTCTGGTTCAAGTTGCATAGTTCCTGAGCAGTAATTTGTTACAAAATCATTATAAACCTCAATTGGATTCAATTCATTTAACTCAGCAAATGTATTGATTTTTTCAAAATCCATTCTCGTTGTGTACATTATCTCTTCCTGGCTTCTAATGATGAATTTAAATCCTGATGGATTCACCATGCAATGTATCGTTGGATAATAACCTCTTTTATGTTCAAGATTTAACTTGTCTTGAAATATTCCAAATTCTAATTCTAACATTTTCTCCATGATAACCATCCTCCAATTCTAACTCCCCAGAACATAAAAAATGTCCTAACAGGAGAAGCTCCACACCTTACTGCAAGACTGAACATAATTAAATCAGCATTAGCTCTTGTGACACCTATAAATTTTTTATTTTTATTAATGTATCCATGAAATTCATATAAAAAATCATGAACAACAAATGCAAGATTATCTTTTCCCCAGACTCTCACTAACCAATGCAAGCATCTTGGAACACTTGCACCATCATATCTAAAATTTTTAGGAATAAACATAAGTTTTTTGTTTGGCAATGTTATAAGTAGGCTTCTAACTAATCTAAAAGGTTTTTTTCTCTCAGGAAGTATTTCAACTACTATTTTATTCATTTTAATTTCTCCATAAAAAATTAACTAACCACATAATTGCGCCACCAAGTCCTGCAGATACGAAAGCGACAAAGCCTATTATTGTTTTTGCTTGGACTCTAAACATAGTGTTTTCTTTAACTTCATTGCGAACTTCTAATACTACTAACTGTGTTCTGATATCTGCATCAGATGATTCTTTTCTGAAATCTTTTATCTCTTGAAGAATTTGTCCGATTTCTCTTTCTTTATTGCATATGTGTGTTGCCATCTTTTTCTTTCCGTTTTAACATCAACACAATGTCTTCTTGTACATCTCTTGTTGGTGTAAAACTCTCACTATTAATTACTAATGTAGGAGAGTAAATTTCACAATTCAAATCATATCTGATTAAATCACAACCTTTACAAATTCCTTTGTTTCTATATTCACAATCGTAGTTTTTATTATAACTCATTTACTAACTACTTCTACTTCTTTTATTTTTTCTTTGATTCCTAGTTTAGTTGCTTCAGCAAGTAATGCTTCATATTCAGCTTTCTTAGATACTAACTCAATCTTTCTTTCATCAGCTCTTACAATATCAGCATCTAACAATTCTATTTCTCTTTTAATTGTATCAATATCATAATTTGTTTCAACTTGTTTTATTTCTTTAATAGTTTCTTCATCCATCTTTACATAATCCATTTTATCTTCTCCTTTTAATCTACAGCTTCAGTAACACTAATAATCAAACCATCTTTAATAGTAATAGTTCCATTTGTAGTAGTTCCTAAACCCATTGTGTAAGTTCCGTCTGCAACAGCGTTAGTCCCATCACTTGTTTTATGAATTCCTTTAACTGAACCAGTTGTTTGAATTGTATTAGCACCAGCATCAATACTAGCATTAAACCTATGTCCTGTAGTAGCACCATAATCCAAATAACCATC